CCATGATTTTTTCTGCTAAGTTCATGTTATGCGCTCCTTACCATTGAGCCATTAAACCAAGAATAAGCCGATGTAGTTCCTTGTGTCGTTAAAGTTCCGCCTGAGTTTTGGAATCCATATATCTCAACATAATCAGTTGAACCATTAAGATAGACAACACAATTCACTAATGTAGTTATATCCATAATTGTAGAATTTGGTGTAACTGCACCTATTTTATAAATAGAACCATTTTTATAAATAGTTGAACGAACACTTGTTAAAGATGAACCATTGCCCCAGTAAATACTAGAATTTATTTGATAGTAACCAGCTACTAGAGGTTGGAATCTATAATTAGTTACATTGTCATAAGCACTAGCAGTATCAAATTCTTCCGCTTGGAATGTTATTTTTGTATATACAGAGTTTGTTATGCTCACAGCAGAATTAACATAAGCACTAAACGCTGGCATATTACCGCTAACCATTACTGTGCCTGTAGCGGCTGGAAGTGTTGCTGTATTCGTACCTGATACGGCTGGTGCGGCTAATGTTAGCGTTCCCGATGTATCACCTGAAATGACAATAGAACTCATATATTTTCCTTAAAGGATAACCCAACGGCTACCTGAACTAACTGTAACTGCTAGACCGATTGGGATAGTAAACCCACTTGTACCGCCAACAGAATTAGCACTTTGACCCGATGCAATCGTATAGCTTGAAACAAGGGTAGTTGCGTTTACTACGATTCCATTCGTTGCTACTAAAGCACTAGCTTGTAGTTCACCAGTAGAAGGTTTATATAAATACTTTGCATTGCTTGTGTATACAGTTGTTGGAACTCCAGTAGTAACAGTTGCAAACAATGGATAAAGATTAGTTGCAGTAGTTGTATCGTTACTAATAGATGCACCTGAAACAATGCCAGTTAATGAAGAACCGTCCCCAAGGTACTTAGTAGCGGATAAAGTACCCGTTGATGGGTTGTATTGCAATTTAGTAGAACTGACATTTTCAGTAGTAATGTTTCCGCTTGTAGCACTTGTAAAGGTGACATAACGGGTTGCATTAGTAGTTGTATCGTCAACAATACCTAATCCTGTAGCGGGAAGGGCTTGCCAAGTAGGAGCAGAAGCCCCATTAGAAGTCACTACATAACCGCTAGTTCCAGTTGAACCCGCTAATGAAAGTGTGCTATTGATTCTTGCTGTAGTAAATGTTCCAGCTAAAGGGGTTGTTCCACCGATTACTAGATTGTCCATTGTTCCAGCATTGGTAGGTTTAATTTCTACTGACCCTGTACCCGATGGATTTAAATGAACATGACCCGTACCAGTAGGGCTAATATCTACTTGTGCATTTGCCCCATTAATATTAATAGAAGTATCTACTGTGCAATTTGGAGAACCGCCAGCACCCCATTGGAAACAAACAGTTCCACTAGCAGTTCTTAATGCCCCACCGCCTGAACCTACAGCATCAAAATAAGGGCCTACAAATTTAGTATTTGCAGTAATGGTTGTACCAGTAATGGAGTTTGCAGTAGTACCACCAATAGCGGGGGGTGCGGATAAATCCAATGTACCGCCCAAGGTAAGACTTCCAGTAGAAGTGACTGTACCGCTAAGACTAATTCCTGAAACTGTCCCTGTACCGCTTACTGAAGTAACAGTACCAGTTTGATTATTAATCCAAGATGGAATTCCTAAAGCTAAAGATAGGATCTGACCATCAGCTCCTTTAGCAAGCAAGGAAGTTGCCCCTGATGCTGTTTGGTAAGGAACTGAGCCTGATAAACCGCCAGCAATATTAGTAGCTGTAGTCGCTAATGTAGCTGATCCTGCTGTTGTAGCAGTAGCAGCATTTCCTGTAATAGAACCAGCAATAGGGTTGGTTACAGTTAAACCACCAAGAGTTCCTAAACCAGTAATTCCAGTATAAGAACCGCTTAAACGAGCAGAATCTATTGTTCCGCTAGTAATTTGAGTCGCACCAATAGCAATACTGGTATTAGTTACAGCAGTTACTTGACCGCTTGCATTAGTAGTAAATACAGGAACGGAACTACCTGAACCATAAGTAGAGGCTGTTCCTACTGGGGTAATGCTAAATACTGTACCTGTTAGGGATAAACCCGTACCAGCAGAATAGGTAGCAGAAGTTGTAAATTGCGACCAATTAAGGGCAGTTACTCCTAATGTTCCACCAGCTTGAGCTGTGCAAAACCATGCACCACCAGCTTGAGTACCATATTCAATAAAGGAAATAGCGCAAATTAACTCATCCCAAATATTAGCGTCTAGTGATCTTGTCCATGCAGTAGCAGATGCTAGGTAAATACCATTATTAGCAGGCAATGTTTGGTTTTTAACCAATACTCGATCACCAACTAAAGTTACATAACCATCAATGGTTTGCAAGCCTGATAAAGTAATGTTTGCTAAAGTACCTACAGCACAAGGTTGCTTCCAACTAATTCCAGCGGCATACGACTGTAATGCCAACAAGTTAACAATGTCAGTAGCACCGATAGGTTGAGTTGAAACAGTACCCGTTGTAGTCGCTATATTAGTAAAAACCCCTGTAGAAGGGGTAGTTGCTCCAATAGTTGAACTATCAATCGTGCTATTTGTTATATGTAAACCTGATTGAAAAGGATTTGCCGTTGCATAAAACGGCTGATTCTGACCAATAAAGGTTACAAAATTATTTTGAGCATCAAAATAAGCCTGAACAGGCAACAAATTCTGAACAGATGAATCTGCTGGATTAGTCATAAATCATCCTTCTAGATCAAGTTTTAAGACTGATCGCTAACTGGTGTTATATATACAAGTGCAGGCCCTGCCGCCGATCCAATAGCGGATACTTGGAAAGTATTAGCAGGAACAGCCAAAACAATAGGCTGAACCATAGATGCTGGCAATATAAACGATCCTGTCGCACCATCAGCGCCAATAGAAGCTACTGTAGCCGTTACTCCAACTGGTGAAATTTCAATAGCAACTCTAGTTGCACCAGTATTTAAGAAGGAAGCATAGTTACTAAGAACGCTACCGCCTACAGCCGAAACAGTTACAGCAGTATGAGCTGTTTCTATTACAGTTAAAGCAGTAGTTTGTCCTGCTAAACGCAAAACAATAGTATTAGACATAATTTATCCTTAAATAGTAGCTAATTGTTGCCATTTAGAACCATCAGACATCCACAATTTGCCAGTTCCAGTAGCGTTAGAAGTAACGGCTAGGCTGTTTGCAGGAGTTGTTGTAGTGGTTACATTGTCTGTAATAGCAATGTCAAGAGCAAGAATCTGAACTAAACCAGTTGATAGGGTAATGCTGTCTAAGAGTGGATCTGCGTAAGCTACACCAGTAGCTTTAGTATTTGAAGTCATGTTATTTCCTTTGCAAAGGGGTTGAATACTACGCTCTTATTATCCTATTTTTTAATAAATATTCAATAAAAGATTAACGATTTCTCAGCCAATCACCGAAATGACCGACAAAGGTTTTATTTCCTGTATGACCCATTTTAATTTCAGGATCGCACCAAACTTTACCGCCTATTTTGCTCCATCTAAAACAAAATGAATAGTCCTCACCATATTTCTTATCACCTTCAGCAATATGGGCAAAAAAGTCATAAAACAAATTATCTTTAGCTCCATCATGGAAGTATTGTTCAGGATAGGCTTCTGCCAATTTCTCTAAACAATTACGACTAATCTTCATAAATCCTGTTGGAATGGCAGCTACTTCTAAAAGTTTGGTTTCAGGATCTGCCCATAATTGAGGTTTATCTAAATATTTAATAGGAAAACCTAAGTCATCTATGCGATAAGGGTAAATACCGCCAACTAGATCAACTTTATGATCTACAAGCCTTAAAAGAGCGCCTTTTTCCCAGGCAACATCAGAATCAACAAAAACAAGACAATCAGATTCTGTTTTAAGGAAATTTGAGGCTATTGCGCCTCGGCAATCCGCTATATATGCGCTTCCAATATCATCAACTAGGGTAAATGTATCGCCTCTAGATACAAGCATTACAAGATCATTGATTAAAGATCTCATAGTTGCCATATAAACTGAGCCTGTATAGGCTGGAATTGCTATGGTTATATGCACTTTTCTTTCCTTCACAAAGAAAAAAGCCCACCCCTTTTGAGGATGGGCTTCGTTTTACAACATTATTAGGCTGTTACACCGATATTCTGCAATGCAGTAATGATGCTATTAACTGCTGTAGAAATCGCTGTGCCTGTTGCGTTTGTTGCAATAGTAGTAATTGCAGCAGCTTGCACAACTGGAGTTTCGCCATAAAAACTAATTTTACCGCCTGAAATACCTAGTAAAACACCATCGGCAGCATTGCCGTTTAGTAAATATACAGGGGTAATTGTTGATGCTGGTCCTGGATTAGACATGATTAAGTTCCTTTCTTAGTCTATAAATTAAGATGCAATACGGCAAGCCAACTCAGGATAGAGTGGGGCCCAACCATATAGAACATCCAAGCGAGTAGGAATCGAGTCATTGTTAATAGTGTATTGACGAACTACACGCATTGACAGACCAATTTCTTTATCGGAGGCACGACCAGCAAAATGTACACCTTCAGGCAATTCAAGATCGGCTACTGCGAGAGTAAACGCATTTTTGTGCATGAGGATGTTTTGTGGGCTAGTTACACCAGTTTTGTTAAAAAAGGCTACAGCTTGTGCGCCTGAACTTGTTACGCTGATGTTTTGGAACTGACCAGCAGAAATAGGAGCAGGAGAAACATTGACAGTAATAGTCGCATCAGTACCGCTAACAGCAGTATTAACTACGAAATTACGCAACTTGCCATAAGACTGACGATTTTGTGGGTTGACAGCGAAAACACCAGCGATAGTAAATGTATCACCTTGGTTTAAGCTAACAGCACCACTAGCAATCACAGCGATATTAGCAGAGGAAGCCCAACCTGAAGTCAAGAAGCCAGTAGCTGTAGTCACATTGACTGTAGCTGTTCCAGCAAATGAGCCGTAAGTTTGGTTCACAATGTTTTGATCCATCTTCCAGTTCATACCAGCAGAATCACGACCCATCAAACCTTTACGATATTGAGTAGAAATCGCTTCTTGTGGCACAAATAGACCTTTCAAGCTATCTACAATAGTAGCGCTTGAGAATGGATCAATAATGACTGATCTACGACCATCACGAGGAGCGCCTTCAGAATCAAGGTAAGCACCAGCGTTCAAGAAGGTAATCAAGCCTGTTGGAGGAGTTCCTGCTGTTCCTACTGTGTTGTAAGTAGCATTTTTAGCCATTGTCAAACCATCTAAGTCGATTTTGTTGGCAATAGCGGCAACTGCTGGCTTCAAAACACGATCAGAGAACATATCCAAAGACAAAGCTAAGTCTTGAGTTGTGAATTGTGTGTCCACATGGAACTGAGTTGAAAGGGTTACAGGAACTGAAGTTTCGTTGAAATCTTCAACATTCAATGCAGGACCAGTTGTACCGATGAAACGACCAGGTCTACGGACATTGACTGTGTTACCAATCTTTGCACCGACTACAGCAAACTGGTCATCATAGTTACGATCTACTTCTGAAGTGAATGTTAGTTCGTTTTCCAAGACCATCAACGCTTCGTTGGTGATCTTGCTAATGGTTAATAAAGTATTGCTCATTTTTTCTTTTCCTTAAAAGAATTAGTTTTTACCTGATCTTCCCTGCTTTTCGAGCCGCTTTCCACGCTTGGAATGACCCATGAAACTCACCATCTGAGCCAATAGGATTTTCCATTGCGCTTCCAGTAGCTTTAATAGGGCTAAGAGGAGCAGGCGCTTTAGACTTCTGAGCAACAGGTTTACTTCTAACGGCAGTTTCTTCAGCAATTTCTTGCCTTTCAAAACGAGCCTCCAATTTCCCAATTTCTCTAAGCGCTTTTGACATAGGCAATGCTTGGAACTTCTCAGCTTCTTCGCCATCTAGACTAGCTAAATGGTAAAGAATCTCAGGGCCAACATCGGATTCAATAATGGCATCACGCACTTCGTTGCTTACAACGACTTGGGTTGAATTCACTATATCGTCAAAATCAACTAGATTTGGTTTCGCTTTTTCAAGTTTCTCAGACCAAGTTTTTAATAGCTTGTTCCGATCTTCCTCAACTTTGCGATTGGCATCTTGTTGATCCCTGTCATACAACGCTTTCTCTGCTGACCATTGTGCTAATGCCTTTGCATATTCAAAAGCATCATCAAACTGGCTTGCTTTAGGTTCTTCTCCAATCGGGCTTTCATCAGCTTTAGGCTGTAAAGGTTGCCGATCTTCATATTCCCTAAGTCTTGCTTCCAGCACTTCATTATCAGCTTTGGTTTTAGCAGCATTTTCTTCTGCTTGTTTCCTAGCTTTAGTTAGTTCTGAAAACCGCTTTTCGAGTTTAGGATTTTGTTTCCGTTCATCTGTTGCTTTACCTTCAGGTTCTGACCCTTGTTCACTCTGTTCGTCATCTTCTCTTGGCTCTGATTCAGGAGTTTCCTCTACTTCATCAGCCTCAATAGGAGAATCTTCGCCAGCTAAACCAAGGCGATTCATATTCCATTCGGTTAAATTTTCGCTAGTTACTACATTACTAGCCTGTTTTGCTTCTTGCACTTCAGCCATGAGTATTCCTCAAGATTTAACCCATTGATCCCAATGGTAGGTTTAAAACAATTCTTTTGTACCACTAAATACTGTTTTTAACAATATTATTGCTTATCATTTAATTCTTTTAACAAGGCATCCATAGCGCCTTTTTTGCCAAGTTTGATCTTTAGCATTGCATATTTAGGATGCTTTTTAATTCTATCGAACTGGTCATCCTTTTTTTCTTCCATTGGTCTTTTGCCAGCTTTCTCAGCTAGTTTCTTTTCCATGTATTCTTCACGATTTTCTGAGGTAACAGTTTCTATTGCCATGATTACATTCCTTGCATTGGGGGTTGTGGTTGAGCTTGCTCCATAGGCTGTTGAACTGGCATAGGCTGTTGAGGAGGTTGCATTAATGGATTTTGACCTTGATCTATATCTTGTTGGGCTTGCATAGCGAAAGCATATTGTTCCTCATTTCTACGATCCAACTCCGCTTTAATAGATGAAGTATCTAAATTGGCAATAAGCATTTTCACAATCGCATCAATTTCAGTCTTATTCTGACTTGTAATGGAGCGGGTGTTTTGGTCATTAACCTTAACTTCTGCCATTGTTTCTGTATTGTGCGCTCTAGCAGTCACATCCATCAATTTACGAGCTGTAGATGCTCTTTCTTTGGTTTCAGCAACAGTAGCGCCATACTGAATATCCATCTTAAGGGCAGAGTTTTCTTGTTGCATTTGCTGAATCATCTGTTTAGCTTGAGCCAACTGCATCTGCACTTGTGGAGGAATGTCAGATTTCTCATCAATTTGGGCTAATGGATTGGAAGCCGCCATTCGATCCGCAATAATATCCGCACCAGGGAAGTCCATATTACGGAAGATTAAATCACCAGCCGTCTGCATTAAAGTCGGATCAGCCGCTAATAATGTCATCATCGCCTCTACAGCTTCACCACGCTTAGTAGCAAAGCCTGGACCTGTATCCATCACCACATCATATCGACCTACAGATACATCATTAAGGATCTTTTCTACCCCATCTTCAGTAGTAACCCGTTGATTTAGGGTAATAATCTCAGGCTTTTCATCAGCGCCAATGATCCGCATTACTCGCTCTGTATCGTAAATCTTAGGGATCAAATCAAGAATAATGCGACCACATAGGGCAATAGAACGGGTTAAATTGTCATAATAGTGAAAGTTCACCATATCAACTTGTTGTTGCTGTCCAGCGATTGCTTTTCCTGACATATTACCTTGAGGCAACATACTAGGATCATAGATACCAACGACAGTCATTAAGTCATTTGACATTCCTTGAGTGGCTGTAACAATGCCAGCAGGAGGAGGTTCAGGCTGTAAACGCTGTGGAGCAGGGGCTTCTCTACCCTCTGTATCAGTCTGTTTATAACGCAAAACAGGCATTGCTTTGATATTAGCTTGCGCCCACTCATTCTCATGTCCTTCATCTTGACCTTCAGCCATAACCCATTTAGCTTTAGGTGCTAATGCAACGGATTCTGTTAGCGCTGTAGTCCAATAGTTATACATCCGTTGTGGATCTTTAGCCATACGAACTAAGCCAAACTTCTTATGTTTGCCATCAATTACGGCTGTTTGACCATAAACAGGGATTACAGGGATATATTTACCAGCCCAATCCCTTTCCTCAAGGATTTCCATTGCTGTAAGTTTGCACCATTTAATCTGTTTTTTATAGGTATCACGCTTTTCAATGATCTCAATCCCTGCATCCTCTAAGACTTGAGCATCAGGCAATTCTTCTTCATATACGCTAGTTCCATCAGATAAAAGGACTAATTTAGCAGGGGCTCTAACTGTATAAAAGTATTCAGCAATCCGAACATCCTCTTTAGTAACCCATTCTGAGTCTGAATCACCAGTTCCACGACTTGTAAATCCTTGACCATCTTCCTTGTCAGGGTACATTGCTCTAAAAGTCTTTTTGCTTACAACAGTAGTGATGAGGCAACGCTCTGCATCTGAACCATCGGGAAGCTGTGAATTAGGGTCAAAATAGACTGTAAATGGATTATCAATCGGTCTAATGTAGATTTCTTGCTCAAACGAATCAGGAGAAATATAGTCTGTAGTCACTCTAAAGTAACCCCAACCCATCTTAACGGCATATTCTGAGGCTTGATCGTAGGCTACATCAGCAGAGGATTGATACTCAATATGACGGCAAACACCACTTAAAATGTCAGCTAACTTAGCATCAGCTTCATTATTCATACCTTGAACTTTAATTCTAGGTCTTTGTTGACGGATTTGATTACAAATTTGACGAACATAAGCATCTACCTTATTAATCGTCAAGCAAGGTCTAGATTCAAGCACTCGGCTATTTTGCACATCTACAGGCCATTGATCGCCAGCACAAAAGCGAACATCATCTAAAGCCTCAGCCCTATTATTGGAATCAACATCATTACAAAGATTTAAAAACTTCTTTGCATCATTGATTCTAGTATCTTCGCTTGAATCTTGATAATCTGCCATATCTATCCCATCCAACTGCCACCCAAGGCATAATTTTGTTTAACTGGTTGCCTTTTCTTAGGCTCATTTACCATTAATCCGATGTATCGCCAAGCATCTGCACCATGACTGTAAATATCATGGAGTGGTTTTTGACTAAAAGTTCCATTTATATCTACATCATAGCGATAATGTCTCAGGCAGTTTAAACCTTCTTCTGTATTTTTTCTATCAAAATAACAGCGATTGAATATAGTCCTAGCAGCATTAATTGAATCAACGACAGGAACTCTACCAAGCATTTGTACCTTCATGCCTGTTCCCCTGACTATTTCCTCGATGGATTTCCCTGTTCCTAGCGATTTAGCGGCGGCATCATGGGGAAGCCAAATGGTGTCATACATATAACCAAAGTTTTGCATTAAAGCTAAATAATGCTGGATGGTCTTTTGACTATCCTCAAAATAACGCAATACTCTGATCTCAAACCCTACAAATTGAATGATCCAACAAGCTGTGTTATCAGCCCAACCTAAATCAAATATGGCATGAACAGGCTTTGTAGAGTCATAAGGAACAGTTGTAATACGACCATCAAGCTCTGCCATTTCCATTTCTTTAGAGAAGATAGCGCCATCAATAGTATTTCTTGTTCCACCTTCCCATACATTGTTATAAGCACTCATATCCCTAGATTTAAGGGATAAACGCTCCATGTTCAATGTTTCAGGAAACCAAGGATTGTCTGACCAGTTTACTTTTACAACTACTGAACTGGTTGGAGGATTCTCTACAAAGCGCTTCCAAGTGTCATCAGTAGGTAATTCAGGGTTAAAACTAACCCAAATCTCTGAGTTTTCTTTACGAATGGTAGGAATTAGCACATTCCAGCTATTAGCCGATACGCTTTGGGCTTCTTCTACCCAACATACATCAATGCCTTCAATAGACTTAATGTTGTTGGTATTGTTCTTGATTCCAGCAAAGATAAACTCCGTTCCATTGACCCCTCTAATAGTGCTTTGAGTGATCTCATAGAAGGTTTCCATACCTAATTCATAGATTTGATCTGTTAATAGCTTATGAACAGAATCTTTCATAGAGGTCATAAACTCCCTAGCGCAGAGAATACGCATAGGTTCTTTTGTGCCTTTAGCTAGTAATGCTCTAGCAAAGCACCAAGACTTAGCTCCTCCTCGCCCACCATAGAATATTCTATATCGGGTGTTTTCAGGCTTAAAAAGTGCCTCAAATTTCTTAGGAAACTTAATCCTAGAAATGGCATCCTTAATCTTTTGACTTGTTTCCATCAAACTCTAAGGCATTTGTTGGTTCTGCATCAATAAACATGATTTCCACGCTCTTGAGCAATGGAGCGCCTTCTGCTCCAGTTATCTCTTGTCTAATGCGCTCTGAATACTTTTTAGGGAATCGAGCCGCCATTGATCTAGACCACAAACCAACATTTAACTTTTCCCCATCCTTATGTTCTACAAGGTAACTTTGAGCATGATCCTCCCACCAAATCATCTCTCTTACCTTCGCTTCTTCCAAGGCATGACAAAAATCTTCATATTCGTCTTTCCATCGGCATAAGGTTCTGTAAGTAATTCCCAATGCGCCTGAAATCTGTTCTAAGGATTTACCCTTAGTTCCCAGTTCAATCGCTCTCTGACAATAAGAAGGATCATAGGAGGAAGGTCTACCTACAGGATTAGTTCCTTGACTTGTCAAAGGTTGTTCAGTAACAGAAGTTTGCATTATCTGAGGCATTTTTATTATTCAGAGATCTTTTCTGTATTCTCTACCAATTCTTGAGCTTTTGCATCAGCTTGTTCTTGCATGATGGCATGAGCTTGTGGAATAGCTTGAACTTTAATCTTATCTATTAATGGGGCTACTAGACTGTATTCACCCTTAGATAGAGCGCCAATCATAAATTCTACTTCTTGGATAGATAGTTCTTTAAGGGTAATCACTTAGCTTTTCCTTTTATAGATGGTTTTTTAATTGATTTTGGCAGCTCGCCTTTAGTTACGACTACTGCTTGTTTATACAGTCTTGGTCTTTTCTTGGGTTTTTGCGCTTCTAGTCTTAATCTAACCTCTGCTTCATCTAGTTTTTTACTAATTTCAGCTAATGTAGCCCAATCCCATAATTTTTTAAGCCAATTAAACATTTGCATCCTCCATAAAGCAAATATCTTGCCAAGAAAGAATAAGGTATCGATGACCATTTTCAAAGTATTCAGGGAATTTGAGGTATTCCTCCCCTTTATCGTTGTTCATAGTGCCAAATCTAACCCTAGCACCTACTTCAACAGGCATTTCTTCCCTACGACCATTTTTAACCTTGCCTGGCCCTACCGCAATGACAGTTCCCATATTATCGACTTCTTTGTTATCAATAAAGATAATGGAACTAAGCTCTCTAGTATCAGGTTTGATTACGATTCGGTCTTGTAATGGTTTAAGGTTCATGCCACCACCTTTTTAGGTCTGCCTTTAGGTTTAGGTTCTACCTTTCCAGCTTCTTGAATCACTTTTTTACGCTTTTCTTTGGCAAATTCAGCAGTAATTTCAATATCTTGCACTAATGCTTCAAATACTGGATTTGGAGGAACAATAGCAAATTCCCCACACCATTCCGAACTATGTCGGTTTTGGTAGAGGGGAAATCTTCTACAAGATCCAATAAAATCATTATCTGTATTCAAGAAATATATACAAACAATGCAAGCATCTTTAGAATTTACAACAGCCATTTAGTTCTCCGATTACTATTTGGTTAGAGATGCCCTAGACCTTCACGCTAGGGCATTTCGCTTATTTAACAGCCACGCTTATGAGTATAGCAAGTGCCTGATGTTTTACCTGTATTGAACAGTTTGTCTTTACCAGTAGAATCAGCCATTCCCATAGCTACACCGCCATCTTTGCGCTCCATGCGTTCACCAGTTTTATCTGAAGAAGTTGCACCAGCAGGGAGTTTAGCACCAGTAACTGAAGGAATACCCTTCATAGAATCCATTATTCCCATGTTTATTCTCCTAAGAAATGGGGTTTGAGCCTATATTTTGCCTCATTGATTAGCATTGTCAAGAAGTTTCACTAAACGAATTGCACCATCAATATCATTAATTCTAACAACAGTTGAGCCTCTCCAGTTAAGCATAAATAATTCTTGAGCTGGAGTGTATGAAGCCTTTTCTGATGATTTAATTTCCACTAATACAGTTTTGTGATTTTTTCCTAACATCAGATCAGGAAACCCACCAGCAACCCTACTACAGTCAAATACTGAGCAACCTAACTGTTTAAATACTTTAATAATCTCAGATTGATTTACATCAACCTTTTTTGCATACTTACTCATCTAATAATTCTCTAACTTTATCAATGAGATCCTCTTGTGAATACCCCCAATAAGAAGTGAACTTTTTAGCCCCAGCGAGGTGAATACTGGTATCTCCAAGTCGGTGATGCTCTGCGCACAAAGGGATAACGGGACTGAGGTGTCTTGGCATGCCAAATCGCCTGCAATGGTGCATTTCAACGGGTGAATCATCTAAATTCCTAATATCTATCTGTCTGCATAAAATACACCCAATACGGGAAAGTTTAAGATAAACATTCTTTTCTTCTTTAGTTGCCATTAGCTATATCTTCTAGCTTTAAAGAGGCTTCTACAAGCTCATTGGCAATTTGACTAGCAAGGGATTTATCCTTTAAAGTCATGGCTTTATAGTAATCCTCTATAAGCCTTTTGGCTATCAAGAACTGCGAGCTGAAGTCTGTCATCTTTTTTCCTTATATTTAAGTTTCTATATACAACTCCATCATGCCATTGCTGATCTTCTGATTCTTTGTAAAGATCCACTAACTTATTAGGCTTAACCCATATAGGAAAGCTGTTTTCCTTAAAGCAAAAAGCATAAATCAAAGGCGCTTCCTCAGAGCCGTAAGTTTCTACCATGCTAGGAAGCAAATCAAACTCTTTTTTCTTAAAGTTATCCGTACCTTTGACCGCCACTACAAAAGTCTTTCCTTTAGCATTAAGGACATAATCAGGCAAATTTCTAAGTAAATTGCTTAATCTCCAGTAATTAGGGACATTATTCTCATGCTCATCAAAACCAATCCTTTGAAATTCACAATGATTTAAATTGCAAAACTGTTCAAAAAGATACTCGCCATCATTTTTAATGGTTTTTACCCTTTCAGAATAGGATTGACCGCTATTACCGATCATTTACCCATCCCTGTACCATTTCAAGGACTTTAGTTTTAAGCATTAATTTATCTTTTAAAGACTCAACTTCATTTAAAGCATTTTCAACAACAATATGCTCATGCTTATTGATACGCTTCAAGTTTTCTATTTCTTCTTGTTGTTGTCGTAACATGATAGCGGCATCTTTTCTGAATATATCAGCATAATCATTATCTAAAGCATCAGCCAGTTCAGTAGCGTTCATTTCTCTTGCTCCTTTCTTTTGGCTTCACTAACATTCGTTGAAAAGCCAATTAAACCCATAACAAGAGTAATAATTATTGCCAAAATAGAAAACCAACCAGTATTGTTTTGTATAAATTCAATCATTTTTCTGTGCCTTTCTTAGTACATAACTTACAAACACATGACAAAAATAACCCAATGCAAAAGCAATGTCGTAGCTAATCATGTCTATTCCACTCATTTCTCATTAGCCTTTCTTAGTATTGCTTTAATAAATGCAATTTCATGCAAATATCCGTCAGGATCAACAATATGCACATCGCCCCAATATTCTTGAATAAGGTCTTTCATTTCCTCATCTGTTAGTTCACGCATTTGAGCATAGCCTTCTACCATCTGTTGCACTCTTGAATCCCTTTGCTTTGCCATGCCGTCAATAAAACCCTTTTCGTATGGGTCTGTTGGTTCAAGACCGCCCCAGTAAGTCATTGGTCTACCTTTTTCGTCTTTCATCCCTCTTGTACCTTTCTTAGTATTGCTCTAGCAAACCCAAGCAAATCCATTGGAGTAAAGATAATAGGAAACACAGTTATAAATTCTCTTATTTCCTCGTCTGTTAAAGTCTTTGCTGGTGGTTTTTTCCATAACACTTCCACAATCCTATGCTCATCATCTGTATAAGTAACAGCTAGTAGTTCACCTGTTTCTTTATTTTTTTGAAGTGATAGGTGTAGTTCTTTTGCTAGATGGGTGTAGAGTGGCTGACCATCAATACTCATAGGGTCTGCCTTCCAATTGATGTAGTCATTGCACATACTGTTTACATACGCTACTGGTTCATTGTTCATATTGATCCTTGTCTGCGATTACTGGATAAAGTGCGCCAAATATCAATGATCCGAATTTCATGATTACGCTCATTGTCAATTAGCTTAAAGTCTTTAAAAGCCTGAATATGCTCTAAAACCGCCTGATTGTATTTAAGGCTTGCCTTGGCTTTTGCTTCCCTTTCGGCTACTGTGCCATCAGAAAGTAAAAATTCATGCGCCTGAGCCTGTTTAATGCCTTCCTCAAGCCTTTTAACTTCACCACCTAGATCTGCATGAGATTTATCTGTATCGGAAAGGTAAATTAATGCTTTTTCTACCCGATCTTCATTTAATTTATCAAGACTCATTTCCATTCTCCTTTTTCATCAGCTTTATTTCCTTTTAACCATTGATCTTCAAAATCCCTTAACAACTCCCAACCTAGCTTTTCCTTATGCTTGTGCATATATTCCCTAAAAGCCTTTAAACCCCAAATCCTGCGCCACATAATAAGTTGGCGAACAGCGCATTGATGGCAATGTTTTGCTTCATTTTTCAATTACCCATCCCTTGAATTCACCAAGCTGAAAAAATTGTTTTGCATTTAAAGGCATTTTTATGGGTCTTTGTATTCCTGAAAGGCTTAATTCTTTATTTAAAATATCTTCAGGTTTAGCGCCATTTTTAAGTTTCCAATACATTGTTAAGCGCTTCATGACTGTTGAAAAATACCCTTCTTCATCACAAACCTTATCAACTACGATGATTGCTCCACCTTTATTCATTTTTTGATACAATCTCTCAATAAACGCTTCTTGACCAATAACAGGAAAAAACATAGTTGTAAGCATCAAAATGGCTACATCAAACGATTGATATTGATGTTGCATCGCATCACAAGATTGAACTTCATAGCAATGCTTGGTATTAAATTTATAAGCCTCGCACATTTCATCACTTTCATCTAAAGCAATAATCTTGGCATTTCTTTCATTTATTAAATCTTTTAGTGCCAATGTCATGTTTCCAGTTGAGCAACCAATGTCATACACAAGACCATTTTTAGGTAAATAGTTTCTTGTTATATAAGAAACAGACTCAGTAACCAATTCATACCAAGGCAACTGTTCCCGAACATGAGAATCAAATTTACTAGCAAACCCTTCTTTAAAACTCCAATCTTTCATAATGGCAACCTTTTAGCAATTTCATAAATTACATTGACAGTTACAGCTCTACCGCAACGCTCATATCTTTGAGCATCGCCAACCAAAGATCCATCTGCATACCATTTAGTCCAGTTATCAGGCAATGATTGGAGTCTTTCACACTCTAATGGGGTTAATTTTCTTAAAGTTGACCCAACAATTACCCCATGCCTATCTTGTGCTGTAACTGTAAAAGCTACTTCATTATGATTTTTAATTTGCCTGCCATTTTGTCTTTTTTCTTTGCGATCAGGAGTTAATACAGCTCTAACTTCAGATCCGATATATGGGACATTATTTCCACCTGTTCCCATATTTGCAGTCAAAGTTGGAGCATAAGCACCTTTTATATCCCTGAAATGGGTTCTTCTCCATTGAGTTGCCCGAACAAATCCATCTGACTTGTATTGATCCCCTTCATCAATAACGGCTCTTGTTCCCCCGCCTTTGTAATAGTGTCCGTCAATCGTTGGTAAATAACTTGTCCGAATCCGTTTCCTTTTTCCTTGTGTTTCTTGGTTCTCTCCACCATCCTCTGCAAAGCACCTTCCGACAGGAAATACTTTGGGAGGGGGTTTTCCTCTAAGATGCCCGACAATAAACACTCTTTCCCGATTCTGTGGGACTCCAAAATTCTTGCTGTTAAGACATTCCCATTGGCAGTCATACCCCAATTCATCCAAGCTGGAAAGGATGACTGCAAAGGTTCTTCCTCCGTCATGGTTGAGGAGTCCTTTAACATTTTCAAGGAAAAAATATGGGATTCTTTTACCAGCGAGGATTCTACAGATTTCAAAAAAGAGAGTGCCTCGTGTATCTTCTGTTCCGAATCCTGTTCTTCTTCCAGCAACTGAAAAAGTTGCACATGGAAATCCTCCAACGAGTAAATCGGCTTGTGGGATTTCATCAGGTTGAATGATTCTGATATCTCTTGGGTCGGGTTTGTCTTTAAAGTTATGTTCATAAATTCTCCTTGCTTTATCTTCTATTTCATTTGACCAAACGCACTCATGACCCGCTTTTTCAAGACCAAGCCTAAAACCACCAATTCCAGCAAATAATTCAATAAATTTCATTTCATCACTTTCCTAGTAAATTCCTTGATCTTTGCCATCGCTTCTTCCCTCATCTTTGCTCCAGCCTCTATTTCAGCTTGTGTCTTTTGATGAGTGAGGGTTGCTTCAGGCTTTACAGGAATCCTGCCAGCTTGAGAACATAAATCCTTAAATTCAATGGCAGATGGCACAAAAGACTTATTCATGGAGTTCAAAGCAAAATCTAGTGTTGGTTTGTATGTTGCATAAATACCAAGCATTTCTTTCCATGTTTGGCGAACTAATCCCAAATCAACACCATCCCAATGTCTTGTAAAGGTAGCGCCATAGATAGCTCCCATCTTGCCAAATACATAATCCATGCCGTTATCGGCATTTGTAAAGTCACTTTCCAAGTAAGCCAACATCATTCCCTCCGCCAATCAATCCACGAGTTAATCCTTGTAAAACTGTAGAAGTTCTTTCTGCATTAGTCTGTTTTTCCTTAACCCATTCCGCTTTAAATCCTCTCCATCCCCTAGCGGAACATTCAGCTAATGCTTGCTCTAAAGACCATCCAGCTTTTTGAGCCTCTTTAGAAATAGTTTTTATGACATTTTCAGAAACTACAGCTCTAGCTTTTTTTCTTTGCAAAACAAAATCATTCCAAATTTCGATTGATACACCTTCAGGTGCTTGTATTGTTTTTATATGGTTATTGGTTAATGGTTCTTGGTTCTTGGTTAGGAGCTGATTCGGTGCTGATTTCAGTTCTGATTTCAGAGCTGATAACTTCTCTGATTTGATTCTGTTTGCGTTCCGAGCCGAGTCTGCTTTCAGACGATATTTAGCAATTTCATCATCACAGCGCTTAGAAATCCATAAATCTCCATATTTTTCAAAAAATGTTTCCAAAATGTATTGAACATCAGAGCTGAAATCAGACATTCCAATTCTTCTAGCAATAATGGATGGCTCACCATTAAGAGGGTTTTCATCTAAATAATATTGGTCAATTAGCCTTCTATAAGCCAAATCTTCCATAAAACTAAGATGCCTAGTGTGAGCTGCGTAATCCCCAATATGAAATGGGTAAAAGTTCATGTTTAGTCCTTTTTGAAAAGATCAGGTCTAAGTTGTTCTCTAGTCAATTTGTAATCTGTCAGCTCCTCAATAGCCTTTAAATACTTAAATGGAATCTTTGTTTGACCCCATAAATAAACAGTATTTGGCTTTAAACCCAACTTTTCAGCCAAATCTTTAAGCTGACCGAACTCAATTCGTAATAAATCCATTGGACTCATGTATTTCTCCCTAAAAGTTATACCATCATACATTATTTGCAAAACATCATACAATTATTTGTATTAGGGAAAGCACCTATAAAAAATAATTAATAAAGTTGTTGTAAACCTTAATTTAGTGTATATTGGAGTCTAGTTCAACAGTAAAGGAGTAAGTGATGAAATGCGTAATCAACGGATGTAAATGCAGTTTTGGTTCTATGCCTCAAACAGGCAACAGGGTTAAATTATTTGACCTTGAAGGAACAGTCACTAAAGGTATTTGCGAAAAACCTTTTTTATCTGATTACAAAGTTAAAGTTTTATGGGATGGTGCAAGCCAATCTTTTGCAACACCAAGTGATGTATTGACCATTATTTAAGGAGTAAGTGATGAAAACAGCAATACTTGAATGGACAGCAGTAGTCGTAATGGGAATTCTTTTGGGCGCAATGTTCGCCTATGGAGCTTAATCATGTCAAAACTTGAAGCCTATTATGAAGCACCCTACGATGACCAAGACTCAGAAGAATTTGAGTTTGAAGTGACAGAACTCATGAAAACCGAATTTAGCCCCGATACCTTTACTAATTTTGAGCAAGCCATTGCTTATGCCAAAGCTAGTGATGTTGAGGCAGTTGAGGCTATTTTAAGCCAACCTGAAGTGGATTTTAAGGCTTTAGGTCGCAAACTGTATTGCATGGCTTATGACTATCAAGAATTTTATGCAAAACGCAAAGTAAGAGAGGGTTATTAAAATGAGTAATTTTTTAGAACTACGAAAAATCAATGTAAATGAAAAAATAGAGAAAAAAGGTAAATTTAGCTATTTGTCTTGGAGTTGGGCTGTAGATCAGCTTTTGCAACAAGATCCTTTAGCTACTTGGACTTATGGCGATCCTGTTTACTTTTCTGAATCTTTAATGGTATTTTGCTCAGTAACGGCTTTTGGCAAAACCATGACAGCTCAAATGCCTGTCATTAACAATCAAAACAAAGCTATTCAAAACCCTGATGCAATGGCTGTAAATACCGCTATGCAACGCTGTTTAGTAAAGGCAATAGCCTTACATGGTCTTGCTCTGTATATTTACTCAGGAGAGGATTTGCCTGAAGAAGATCCAGTTGATTTAACAGATCAAACGGATCTTTGGGTAAAAGCAATCAATACATCAAAAGACATGGATGATTTAAAAGTAATCTATGGTAACGCTTACCATCAACTTTCAAAAAATAAATCAGCAGTTGCTAAGATTTCTGATGCCAAAGACAATAAAAAAGCGGAGTTAACACAATGAAAGCATTTCCTACAACTTGGTTTGGAGGAGAAGTTGAAAAACCAATTCAATATGTTCAAGAAGGAATGGATTTACGAGATTACTTTGCGGCAAAAGCCTTACAAGTTTTTCTTTCACAATTAACAGAAGAATATGTTATTTCAGATGCTTGCATTGATGCTTATTATGTTGCAGATGCAATGATGGAGGCAGGAAAATGACCACATTTACTACAGAAGATCGAATTTCAGCAATTCAACAAGGAACTCCTGAATGGCATCAACTTAGGCTTGGCAAAGTTACCGCAAGCAGAGTAGCTGATATATTAGCTAGGACAAAATCAGGTACTTCAGCTAGTCGAGCTAACTATCTGATTGAGCTTGCCTTGCAACGAGTTACAAAGACCATAGAGCCATCTTATACTAACTCTGCAATGGAATGGGGAACAGCAACAGAGCCTCAAGCTAGGGTTGCTTATGAAGTTGCTACAGGAAATTTTGTAGATCAAGTTGCTTTTGTAGATCACCCTACTATTACTAATTTTGGATGCTCACCTGATGGGTTGGTAGGATCTGATGCCCTTATTGAAATAAAATGCCCAAACTCAGTTACCCATTGGACTTATATAAGAGCCAATGAACCGCCTAATAAATATGTAATTCAGATGCAAGCACAAATGGCAGTTACAGGGGCTAAATGGTGCGACTTTGTGTCATTTGATCCCCGTATGCCTGAACGCAGTCAATTATTGATTGTCAATATTCCTAGAGATCCTGAGTTCATACTTTTTATGGAAACAGAAATTAAGCAGTTTTTAAATGAAGTGCAAGTTGAAGTAAACCTAATGGAGAAAAGAAATGGCGATTAAATACTTTGTAAAAGCAGCAGTTTCCGAATATGAATCTGAAGGAAAAACCAAAAAGCGTTATCAATCCATTGGTATTGTAATGGAAACAAAGCATGGGCTTATGCTAAAACTTGAGTCTTTGCCTATTTTTGCTATGAAAGAAGGTTCTATTCTTGCTTATTTAAATGAGCCTGAAGAAAAAACAGATCAACCTAAATCATCCCCTAACTTAGCAACTTTGGAAGATGATCCACCATTTTAAGGAGTAAGTGATGAAAAAATTATTATTGATTTCTGTATGTTTAGCTATGGTAGCTTGTTCTTCAAACCCAACAGTTTATAGTCAAGCCCCAGTTCAACAGCTAATATTAGATAAGCAAGTAGCCTCATTAACTAGAAATGAAGTAATAAATGGGGTAACTGAATGTCAAGGTGCTGGTTTAAGGGCAGTAGTAGTTACTACTAAAAGGGCTATTAATGGATTTACATCCGATATTCCTGTAGAAGTGACTTGTATGCCTAGATACCAATATTGAAAGGAATGATATGAATACTCCCCATATTTGGACTACTGCTGGAACTGATATTACAATCAGATGGAGGCTTAATGGTTGGATTCCCCCATCAGAACAACAGGAATATCTAGATAAATGGTCTTACTGGCAAAATATACCCTTGCGAAAGCTAGACGATCAAGCCAAGCAACAATATGAAGCTGTATTGCGTAAGGCTAAAGTTTCGAGGATTAGATGATATTTGAGTCTATCCCTTTTGCAGGAGAAATGATAATTCCTGAAGATGAGTGCGAAAGGCAGTTTCTTGAAACTTTCCCTGATGTATTTAATCACAATCCCATATATTTAAAGGTTTGGACGACAGCTTGGATTAAAAGCCGAATCTTTACTCTTAAAGACATGGAACAGGAATTTAAAAAACTTTAACCTTTCATGGGATGAGCCTTGTTCATAGGCTCTTTCTCATGTTTTTTTAGTTCTTGTTTAACTTCATAAACAGCATTTCTTAGCTTAATTACTTGGGCTTCTTCCCGTTTTTCATGCTTTTTAGTTTCTGTAATCATTTTATGCTCCTAATATGTCCATTGCTTTATGGGTTCTATCAATGCGATCTTGTAATCCAATAGTACCGCCATTGATCCGTTTAGTAATAGTAAGCCAATCTTCATTGTCTGCCAAAGCATTTAAGCCTCTTTTATTCCAAAACCAACCAGCAGACATACAAGCGTTTTCAGGCTCTAAAATAAGTTCAGGATATTCTGCAAAAGGTTTACCTAATGCCAAACCGCATACTGTGTAATTGGAGCGCCCTGTAAGCTGTATTAAGCCTCTCCCATGGAAGCGCCAGCCATCGCCATCCTCAGTATTTCCTAAATCAGCTCTACCGCCATAGACTTTATTGGCAATCTTTTCAGGTTGGCGCTCAAACTTTTCAGCAATATCAGCATCATGAAATCGGCTAGGCCATGTAGCCATCAATCCTTTAGCGCTGTAATTTAAGTTTTCCTCAAGCACTTTAAAAGAATTGGACTCATGACCACATTGACCAATAAAAGATGCTTGGCGCTTTGGAGTATTAATATCATACTTTTTAAAAGTATCGTTTAATGGTTTTAACCATTCAGGGCCAATACCTAAAGACTTTAATTGCTCAATATTCATTTCTTAATTTCAGTTTCCGCTACTTTAGCCCTGTCCTTCATGCCCATAATCTTTTCTAAAGACCGGCCACCAAAGTAAGCTGTCATCACTAACATCCCCCATTGACCTAATAGTTCTACATAAGCTGATTTAGTTTCTATGTCAAACATGGACATAAACGCAAAGAATGAATACGCAAATAGAATAAAGATAAGGGTTAAAGGGCGAATGTTATTAGCTAACCATGAATCACTAGCCATATCCGCTTGCCAACGCTTAGTCACCTCTTGCTGTTCGGCAATGTCGGCATTGATTTGGGCTAGTTCCCCATTTTGTTGCATTTGCAACAGTTCTAGTTGGGCTTTGGCTTTTTGTTCGGGGTCAGGAAAGAACTTGTCAACTAGTTTCATTCCTACATCAAAGATAGCGGCTAATGGGAACATTATCTATACCCCGATATTCTAGGTGAAAAAACAAAAGTAGCTTGGTATGGGTTTGGTTTGGGATTTACATTAGGGTCAGCTAAAGCAAAAATATTATGGCCAAAATTACAATAGATACACCGACTAAATCCGATTGGGAAAACCCAACGGAATTGAAATAAGCCGTTAGCAGTAACAAAACACCAACCAGCTTTTGCGTTATCGTTATCTTTGATTGAAATATCGCCTTTAACAACGACTGCATAAGGGTCAGAAAGGTATTTAAGCGAAAAAGAATATAAAGGATTGCGCCGCAGCCACTTAACTTTAGCAAAATATCCAGTTCCATTGATTCTTTCAAAAGTAGCATCACCATCTAATGAATTGTCGGGGGTCATAAACCAATTTAACCAAGACGGCAATACAGGGCCTATGCCACGCTTTGCATGATTGTCTAACCACCATTCCTTTTGTACGGCAAAGACGGGTAATACAGGGGCTAAAATGACCGCTATTAGTGTTAGCAATAAGCTAATCGGAACTAATAGGATGTAGGTCATTTATCTACCTTTCTGTCTAACTTATCTTCAATCTTATCAAGTTTTGTAAAAATAGCCGCAGCAATCTTATCAAAATCTATTTTAGACATATAGTTACCCGCTATCAAAATTTCAATCGTATTGACTTTTTCAACCAATATTTTATCTGCTATTTGTAAGTCTTTAACTGATTCCCATACCACTTTGAGTGTCCATCCACCTAAAAAACCAGCTACCGAAATAGCAATGTTAAAAATATATTGGTCCATGATTAAGTCTTTTGAATATATGCCAATGCGTAGTATGGGGGAAGATTCGCATTTGTGCCACTTACACCAGTTGAAGCATTGGTTACAGAAATACCCGTTACCGATGAATTTGTATTGTAATTTGAACCTGAACCTGGGATTACTGGGCCACCAGCATAACTAGCATTGGAGTTTTGAACGGCAATACCATGTAAATGCCCTGGATCAGTTACAGTAGCTGCGTGAGTATGGCTAACAACAATAGCATCGGCTGTACCGCCTGTAGCGTTGACAGCATAAGTAGACCCTGCTCCTACAATAAATGAGTTTCGTAAATCAGGAGTTCCGTTTGTTCCATCGCATAAATTCCATCCAGCAGGAACTGATCCTGTAGAGCCTGACCAAAGAATAATTCCCCCTGTAGGAACAGCAGGAGCTGATTCGGGAGCATTTTGTAAGATTGGATAAATATTGTCTAAAGTTTGAATCAATACATCATCGGCATTTTTAAGAACAAACTTATATGAAAAACCTGTAAATAACCAAATTTCATTAGGAACTCGACCTGAAGCATCCAAAACAATAGGATTAGAGTTTGGAATAGTTCCAGCATTAGTTGTATAAGTTGCTAATGGTGTAGAAGATCCAGCTTGATAAGTATAAATTAATCCACCAGCTAAAGGAGTTCCATTGTCATCAAAAAATTGCTGACCTATTCCAAATGGGGATAAAAGAACTGATGCCATGATTATTCCTTGCCTATGTCTTTAAGTTTGATTCCTGCGCCTGGTTTCAGCGATTCTTTTACTTTTTGTGCTTCTCTAACATTATGAATTGCGCTTCTTGCGATTGACCCAACAGGAATCACATTACCGCCTAAAGTGTAATTTAAACCAACTTCAACCCCAGTTTTAGCCTTTTCAGCAAGAGCGGCAGTAAATGTATTGGATTCACTTACATAAGCCCCTGCTGGTCTTTCTTGAATGTTTCTAGCTGTTCTACCTAATGCTTGTAATTGTGCATTAACTTCAGGGCCAACAATAGCTAAAATTTTAGGATCAACATTATTTAAGGCTTGATTAAATCCTTTTTGAGTAAAGTTTCCTGACCCATCAGGCAATATTCCAGCTTTTGATTTAAGCCAATTAACAATTCCAGCAGCCATTACTTGTCTAGCTTGTGAATCTGCACCTAGATGAGAAACCATCATATCAATATCAGCTTTTTTGCCATTAACAACAAACTTTTGAATAAAGTCATCAGGGGCAACTTTTCCATTAATAGCAGCTTTATAGGCTTTGTCTTTACCAATTAAATCAAAACGCTGTTTAGCAGCCGATCTTGCATCATCAGCCAATATTTTTAATTCTTTGGTTTCACCTACTAAAGGCAAATCTTCAAGCGCTTCTCTTACTTTTCCAAGAGAAAATTCAGCATTACCATCGCCAGCTCTATCTGCTTTACGCATTTCAGAAGCCAAGTTAGTTCTCATGGCTTCAAATTGCTCAAAAGTCATGGGTTCGCCACGCTTAAAAGCATTTACTTGTCGCATGATTGAATCAGGCAAAAACTCTGTTTTAAGGTTTTTCTTTAAAGAATTTAGCGCATTTTCAGCAAATGCAACCCCATCAATAGGGAATTGACCACCAGCGGCATCTCTTAAAGCCTGATATTTAGTATCAATAACATCCAATCTAGCTTTATCAAGATCCAAATATGAATCAATTAAAGATTGACCATTTTCGACATGGTTTGTTCCATAAACATCAGGGGATGCTTTTTCTTTAATAGCGTCAATATTTTCAACAAGTTGTTTATTTTGTTGATTATATTTATTGGCTAATTCAGGATTTTTTCCTCTGCTATTCATTTCTTCTGAAAATAATTGTGGGCTTCTAGTTGCTTGACCTTCAGATAAACTAATAGGAACAGGCAAAGAATCTGCTTCTAACTGCCTTTCAAGAACAGGCGCATTTACTTGTTCAGGTTTTAATTTTTGTAATTCTTGTTTTAACTCAGGAGTTGCTTTGTTGATTGCATCCTGTAAAACAGTTTCTTTAGAAACTTGGGCAGCCCCGACTCCAGCCATTTTAGGAGCTGGTGCTGTTTCTTCCATTTTTGGAAATGATTTTTCAAATTGTTGGCTTAATTTAGTTCTTGCACCTTTAGTAGCTGAAAATGCTTTTCCAGTTGTAAAAGATAAAGTATTAATCATGTTTTCTACATCAGACTGGGGAATACCCGTCTTTTGAGAGATTACTTCAGCGCTTTCTCCAATGTATTCACCAATAGAATCCATAGCCCTACGCACAGCTTCATTTTTATAAGTTGGATCTTCAGTAATACCCATTGCTTTACCAATAGGGCTTTCTAAAGGAGCTGATACTTTTTGCGCCAATGTTTGCGCTTCTTCAGGAGTCTTTTGAAATGCTCTAGCACCAGCATAAGTAGCACCACCAACAACAGCAGGAATAACTCCTAATGCAACATCCCCAATGGAAGCAATACCTTTTCCAAGGTCTGCCAATGGTTTGTTTGATTCTTGTGTTGACTTAGCAATTTCAACAAAGCCTCTTGGCTTTTGCTTTTCTTTAACTTCAGTAGGAGCTACATCGCCTACTTCATTCCATATATCAGCAAAATTAGTGCTTGCAGGAGCGCCTGAAACTGTTACTGATGGACCTTTAGCCACATAAGATGACTTAGGGTTAATCTCAACATGAACTGGATCTTTAGAGCCAAAAGGTCTATGAAGTCCATATTGATCTAAAAAAGCGTTAGGAACTTCTGTTGATATATCCGCAGCCATGCCTTTTTCATGCAAACTTGTGCCAGGCTTTGCTACTAAATTAGGGTTAGATCCTCTTTGACCCCATAACCTAATGCCTTCTTCTTTTGATCTTGTAGCGCTATTTAAAGGTAATTCTCTGCCTGTTTTAGCTTTCCATGCGTCATTAGCAGCCTTTAATCGGCTAGACATATCTTCATTTAAACCGCCAAATTTATCGGCTGGTTCTGCTTCCCATAAATCAGCGAAATTACCCATATTTAGATCAATCCAAGTGATTTAGCCAATTTAATCTTGTCACCCATGCGTCTTTGCTCATCTAAAGACATTGAGGCTTTTAATTTTCTAATTTCATCAGGATTTGACTCTTGGAAAATACGGGAATCATTAATTTGATTAAATATATTCATGCGCTTTTGATATTCGCTAGCATCTTGAACATTGCCTAAGTATTTAGCTTTAGCTTGATTCATTCTTTCAACACCAATAAGCTGATCTGCCATTAATTTAATAGCAGTTTCAGTCATTTTCTTATTAGGGTTAGCAGTTTCAGCAATTTGACGAGCCAAATCAGTATTACCGCCAGCTAATGTAAGCATTGCTGAATTCTTAGCCAATTCATCTGTAGCAGTCTTTTCTGCTGTATATACATCCATTCCAAGCGCTTGTGCAATACCTGAAGCCAATTCTTTTCTAGCCCCACCTGTGCTTGTAAATGCTTCAGGTGCAAGTTTTTTAATGTTTTGAAAAATAGCAATTCTAGGCTCTGCCCCTTTGGACAAAGCAATAGTATCTGCTAAATCCCTAGACGCTATTTCAATAGGGGCTGTTGTAAATCCAGCCTCTGCTCTAGTTGGGTTTAATTTTTTAGGAGTAAATTGACCCTGTAACTGACTAGAAGCGCCACCAGCAACAGGAGCTTGTCCTTGAACAGGAACTTGTCCTTGTTCGGTTGGAGAAACAATTTGATTTGATCCTGATTTAATTCCAATAATTTCACCAGCAGCATTAGTTGTATAAGCAGGAGTTTGTAATGCTTGTTGCCCACTTGCGCCAACTCTAGCTTGAATTGAATTTTTTAAATTTTGAAGAACATTTCCTGATTGGTTTGGATCATTCAACATTTGAAAATAAGGCGCTGTAAAAGAATGGGACAAATGAGCAGGAACTCCTTGTTTAGTCATTCTATCCGTTACATGAGCAAAAGCATCGCCAGCGGCTTGTATTGATTTAGGGTCATTAGGGTTAATATTTAACAATCTAGGGTCATTTACTAAAGAAGAAGCCTCATCAGCAGCAATCCCAAAATAATCTTTTTGTAGTTTTGCTTTTGCGCTTTCTGCTCCAGTAACAGCAGTTTCTGATGTTGCTTTGGCTTGAGCTACAGAAGGTTTATATAACTCCCTTTCTTTTTGAAAGGCAAGATTTTTTCTTCCAAGATCAGTTAAATCGCTCATTTGCGTAAGCGCATCAGTTTGCTTGATGTTTTGATAAATACTTGGGTCGGATAATGAACTAAGTGCTGGCATATTTATTCCTTATGTCCTAATACCAAAACCACTAGACCCTGATGATCCTATTTGTGGGGCTTGATAATTTAATGAAGATAAGTTGCTTGCTGTAGAACCTCCAGCAGGAGGGGCAGCCATATAACCACTCATTCCTGATCCAGCCGCTCCAATTACACTTTGCGCCATATTTCCATAAATTTGACCTTGTGCCATAGTAGAAGCGGCTTGTGCATTTCCAGCGGCTAACATACTACTTGCAATATTTGTTCCAGTTCCCATAATCGCATTTCCTTGACCTTGAGTTCCTGTCATACCTAGATTTGCTATATTGGAAAGGTTTGAATAAATGTTTCCACGCTGAGTTTGATACTGATTAAAAGCATTGGCATATTCACCTGAAGCAAAGTTTTGGCTGTAGTCTTGCAATGATTTCAAAGCATTACCGCCAACCACTCCACCAGTTGCATTATTAGCCATCATGTTTGCTTTTTGACCTTGTTGTAGTCTAAAGTCATAGCCTGGTGCTAAACCAGCATTTAAATCTTGATTATTAAATTGATGAGTAAAATATGGATCGTCACTCATTTTATTAAGGGCAGTTATACCCTTAGAGGTGTATGGGCTGTATAAATCAACAGTTCTATCACCACTAGCAACTAATTGCCCTTGCGCTCTAGCCGCAGCATCTGCTTGTTGTTGAGCAGCGCTTTTAGCAGCTTGACCTTGCAAATATCCGTTGGCTACCGAACCTACTACAACCGCACCAGCTACCCATCCTGACATGGTAACTCCCCCATTAAATTAATACCAAAATTGACTCTCATAGATGCTCTGTAATCAACTAATAATTCTTCATTTTCATAAATTTTACGAGTTGCTATTGCATATATGTCATTTCCAACTAATTGAGGAAGAATGTTGCTTTCAAAAGAATGGTTTATGAACCTTCCAGCAGGGGTTCTTTTACCATTTAATCTACCAGCGCAAATTACTTCATCAATTTCAAAATCTTTTAATGCAAACATACCTAATCCATGAATCTTAGATTTCCTAAGTTCAACAGCATAGCTTTCAGGCATTTCTATAATATCGGATTCAATAGTTACTATTTTATCCATTTCCTCTTGATTTATCCCTATTTGCGATAAAAAAAGACTGTAATCATTTTGAGCGCTCTTAATCTGTAAAGCAACTCTATTTTCGCCTAAACCGCAATCAGGAACAACATATAAACGATTTTCAATAATTTCTAAATCTTGGCAATTATCAGGGTTTTCATAAATATCCCTCCAAATTACTTCTTCTTCAAAAACCCTTCCAACCCTTTGCTCTCCAGCTTTAGCATTTAATTCACAAGGAGCTGTCAAAATTTTGACTTCAGAACCTACATTTACCGCAATAGTGCCTTTTTCAAGCCTAATCTTATAGTCGGTTTTATGAGCCGCCCCTGTTAATACAGTCCAAGCGGGTATGGTAATCACCCGTTCATAAATGCCATCTGTAAATAAATGCTCAGTAACAATATCTGATTGAGGCATTTTTAAGATTTCATCCTGTAAATGTTCTATTTGCACCTTTTGTATATTGGCACTTAAAGCACTAGAGGATAAGCACTCTACAATTTCATTCATTGGTTATAGTAAGGAACTTTAACAATTCTGCCATTAACAGTCATTTCAATGAAGCCTACAGGGTTTGTAGGCAAAACAGCTCCCCCTGTTGTTGCTGAAGATGATGTTTTAGTAAAATTAAGCAGATTTAAAAACCATACTTGCCAAGCTCTAGATGGTCTTTTGGTTTGCTCATCAAGAAAATCTGTTTGGGGGTAAGGGTTATCTTGGCTTGGCCCCCATATTTGATTTGTAGCCATCAATTTTCTCCTACTGAGGCTTTTAAATTGGCAGATATAATGACCGCTTTTACTGGATCTGTAACCACCACTTCATAAATTCGATCCCTAGCTTGACCTAATCTGCGCCAAATAATACGATTTTGGTATTTACCAACTTTACCAATACCAGCCCAATGTTCATTTGACCATGTAGAACCACCATCATTTGACCAACGGAGCATCGCCTGTGGATCAGCGCCTTCAGTTTCCAAGTTTAAAGGGGGTGTTGTTATTCCTTGTAAACCAACCCCAGGTTGGAATTGAATCTGTAATTCTTCAAAATACTGTCTTTGGAAATCTGTTACCAAATGAGGGCATCTACGAACTCTACGAATATTCTGCCCATTATCGGTATAGTTTTCAGGGTCTAATTTATAAATCTGCCCATTTTCCCAATCTCCTACCAATACTGAGCCTTGAAAAAATGCAGAGCAATTTGATCTGTGGCGCTGATAGTTGTTTTGATTGTCGCAATATAGCCATTTATGCCACATTTGACTAGATGCGTCATATACCCAAGTCAAATTTAAACTAGGGAAACTAACCACATAGCACTCATGCCCTTCAAGCTGATAGGTATAAGCTACTGCATCGCTAATATTTTGATTTACAAGGCTATTTTCTACTGCATGAGTAGATATTCTTTGTGGAAAATAACCATTCATTTGCACAATAACAGCTTGACCACGATCATTCCTTGAAACATAAGCAAAGGAGTTACCAAATCGAGCCATGCTAAATTCAGCCGCTATTCCATGCTGGCTAGAAGCCCCTGGTATTCTTTGGAAAGGAAATGGGAAAGTTCCTGTATCTGCCCAAACTTCTGAAGTCTTTTCGCCCAATAAATAGATTTGCCCATGATCTACGATCAATGAAACTAAATCATCAGGGCCAGTAAACTTGCTTGCAAAAGCCAAACCATAAGTAATAGGGGAAAGCAAATCAGATGATGCGTATTGTTGAGTATGAGGATTGTTATAAACAAAATAATTATCTACTACATCAACAGAAGAAGCCCCTGAAAATGCGCCATCGGTAGAAGGCATTTCGCTAAAGTTTAACGCATACATAGTTCTAGAAGTAACAGTTTGACTATTATTAATGACATAGTTACCAGTAGAGCCTGTTCCTGTTCCAAAGGTCAGTGTAAGGGTTAATCCTGTGCCAGCTCCATCTGATGAGGTAGAAGCATTATTAGATGGAGTAGAAGTGTATTGACCTGAAAAAGACCTCTTTAGCCCTGTAACAGTTCCTGAAGCGCCAATAGCTGTAACTGTATAAGTAGCTGGACTAGATCCATAAACACCGCCTAAAATAGTAATATTTTCATTAATTGCATATCCTGAACCACCAGTTGCAATCGTTTCGCTAAGAACAGTTCCACTACCTAAAGCAGTAATAATGGTTTTAGCTGTTACTGTAGATCCTCTGATAGTCTGTCCAACAAATAAAGTTCCGCTAGTGACTGCGCTTACAGATAAAGTAGTTCCCGACATTGATGCTGTGATGACAGAAGCTACTGTAGCTGAATTCATACGAATAGCTGTTGTAATGGTATTACTTTGATTTAATGTCCAAGTGCTTCCTGATCCTGAAACAATCACAGTTTCATTAGAAATACCCACTCCAAAGAGGGCTTGACTAGCGGCTATTGTTCCTGAAAGGACTCTAGTTACAGTAAGCGTTGTTCCGCTAATTGTTCCTTCAAACACAGCCGAATTTGGATTAGAAATGCGCCATGTATAACGATAAGTTCCATCCACTATATAGACATTTAAGCCATTATCGCTAATAGATACTTGCCCTGTAGAAGTATTTAATTGGCCAATAATAGTAGCTGTAAAGCCTGTTCCCATGACATATACATAAGGGCCACATACTGCTACTAAATAATCTTGACCTGAAAGCGCTCTCATTCCTCTAACGGCTTGAGAAGTTTGAAGTGTTACAACATTAGTAATACCTGGTGTAGGGTATAAAGCTACTACTCCTCTAGAGCCTTGAGGCTTAGTAGGGTCAATTTCAGGTCTAAAGTTTATACATTCCTGCGCATCTTGATAGATGGAAGGCGCTTCATAAGCAGAACCAACAAAGCCAAAGTCCATATATTACCTATCTAAAGAATCCACCATTCAAGATCCAGCCTGCGTCTTTTTGACGGCTAGAAAGCATTGCATCAGCAAATTGGGCTGTTTGTGCTGGTTTCATATTGGTGCGTTTAAGAGTGGCTTTAGCTTGAGAAGCATAAGCATTAATCATTGTAATTTGCGTCTGTGATGCTTTGCCATACATAGGCATTAATCGCTCTGCTAAACACCATCTAAGAGCCATTGAATAGCCTTGTGGAAGCACTATATCGTCATACATAGTTCCATAATTGCTAAACAATGTTTGTGCAAACAAATGAACTTCGCCTTGTGAAGGATTAGGCCATAAAAATACATTTCCTGATTGTTCGCCAGCATTAAAATAAACTGCTTTTGGCCATGGACCATTTAAGGTTTTTAAGCCAATGGAATTATAATTATCTAAAGCCAAAACTGCCATTTGGTAATCTAAACCACCATTAGCAATAGGTTGACCATTAGAATTAGTATTTACCCTAACATAAGCAGAATCAATACCTAATGGTTTTTGATAGTAAGCAGTAATCGTAGATGCTACGATTGTTCCTGTAATGGTTGTAGAAGCGACTGTTTGAGAAGCGCTTACTGTATAAGTTCCAGTTCCACCAGTTCCAGTTATTAAAGCTGAAATAGTAGTTCCAGCAGTAACCCCAGTTCCACTAATGACAGAACCAATATTGACAGCTCCTGAAGCAATAGCCGTTACTGTTAGGGTTGTACCTGATATAGAACCAGTAAATACAGGGGTTTGCGTTTCCTGAACTTTATTAAGCAAGTAAGTGCCTTGCTCATTTACATTACCACCAGCGCCTGTTAAAGATCTAACAATTTGTGTTCCAGCAGTAATACTTTGACCTTTAAGATATTGTCCTTGAGCTACAGCTCCTGAATTAATGCCAGTAACAGTTAAAACATTACCTGAAAAAGTACCAGTAAAGGAAGCTCCAATAAAATTAGCTGTAGATGGATCAGGGCCAATTGTGTATTGAACTTGACCAGCAATAACTGGGAAAATGATCTCAGTTATATTGAAAACCATCATATCCTCATTTGACCATTGGTCTATAAGGTCATTCATCATTTCAAAAGCATCTCTAGCGGAATCGGCTGAAGGCTGTTCTCCAGCTTCCAAAGCCCCAATGTCTTTTAAGGATCTGCTAATGATGTCAATCGGCTTTGTCATAACTAATCCTATCCAATAGTAAAAGTGTCATTTTCCCAAGGAAAAGCCATCTTTTTACTTGTTTTTAATGCTTTTAGTTGGTTTTCTAGGTTTAATTTTATAAGGTTTACATGGTCTTGGGTAATATCTTTTAGAACCCCGTCAATTAAATCTTGCTCTTTAATACTTTCTAAAACCTTAGTAATCGTGCCTTCATTAAAGGTATGTTCACCCTCAGTTTCAGCCGTATCAACTTCATCTTGGGCTTTTAATACATAACGAACCTTAGTGATGGTTGTATCACCAAAAGTTTCTAGGATGGACCATTTATAAGTAATCATTGCCACACCGCTTTAGGCACATCAGGAAACACCGCATCCACTACTGGACTAATCACTAGCCCACGCAAGATTGCTCGATAAGTTACAAAGTCAGCAGAGTTAGCTAGTCCAACATCAGGCAATACAGCCCAATCAGTTTGGCTTAGCAGTTGCTTGGCTTTAGCTTTACAGTCATCCTTTTGGGATTGTTCGTTTACCGCTTGTAGGTCATAGGCTACTTCATTGCCGTCTACATCGTAAGCTGTATCGCCTACTGTGCGTACTGTCTGAGGATAGAGTTTGTAGATTGCTTCTGTAGTATTAATCATGCTGCAATCTCCATAAGGGTAATCGTTGAAACTGGCAATAAACCACCTGAGTTTCCATTTATAAAAGCACTAGCCACATTACCCATGGATGCAAATTGAATTTTATAGGTAGTGCTTGATGTAGTTGCTGGACTATCTAAATAAGTTGAAGATATAGAGCCAATCCAATTTACTCCTGTTGTATTATCGTAACCAGCCAAAGATTCCATTATTTGAATATCAGTGCTACCTCGCATCAGCTTAACACCTAAATAAGTGTTGCCAGTTTGTTTTCCACAAGCCTGTAATTGATTAATAACAAGAATTCTACTTGTTGTAAATTTAGGTGTAATGGATGCAGTTATTCCTGTATCAGCAAAGGTACTAGAAGAAGATGAAATTTGAGTTCCATAAGTAGCATTAACTACTTGCAACACTACTCCACTACTAGCTTGTACTGTACTGTTATTAAAGGTTAGACCATTAGTCCCATCGATAATCATGCTCATACTGTAGCCTCTGCTTTGAATAAATTAAAGGTAATCATGCTGAAGTCACTGTTTGCCACGCAGAGCCGTTATAAACACATATTTTGCCAAGCGTTGAATCAAACAAAATTGCACCTGTTCCTGGGGCAACAATAGCGTTCTTTTCCGTTGTAGTAAAAGAAGGAAGTGATAGACCTTTTAAAGAATCTAATAAAATTGGGCTTGCCATTATGCTAATTCCTCATCTGTTGGTTTAGCTAGTGTTGGGTGTTCCCATTTAGCTATGTAGTCACCCTTGCCGTCTGAATCGTTTTGTAGTGTGATTACAGTCAAGAAATCCTGTTGTGTAAGGCTAGGATAGAGAGCCATGATTTTTTCTGCTAAGTTCATGTTATGCGCTCCTTACCATTGAGCCGTTGAACCAAGAATAAGCCGATGTAGTTCCTTGTGTCGTTAAAGTTCCGCCTGAGTTTTGGAATCCATATATCTCAACATAATCAGTTGAACCATTAAGATAG